TGCACTGAGAAGAGAAGGTTTCGGTAGGGGATTTCGGAAGATTGGGCCTTCGAGTCTAAATGACCCTATATGGGGGTTAATCGAGGTCATCATGTCACCCCTTACCGAACTCTTCCTGTATCAGACGGTCAACCTCGCGCTCGATCATCTCGGCAACTGTCTCCATCTCGCCCTTGGCCAACTCTCCGAAGAAGTGGCCAGCCGTGATGCGACCACGGTTGCCGGTGTTCACGTTGCCGCGACTGCCGTACTTGTTCACGTCACCACCCTGTGAGCCGCGCCTAACCTTTGAGCGGTGTGGGTCGCTGTTGAAGTGTCCCATCTTACGGGCACCCGTGCCGCTGTTCAGGAAGCGCAGGATGAAGCCACGGTCTTCGCCTGCGTAACTCTCCATGCGCATCGTTCGCTCGTTGCGCAGTCGGCGGTTTCCGCCACGCTGATGGCTTTTCAGTGTCCGCGTCGTGGTGTAACTGGTGGTTTTGCCTGATGCCCGCTTGCGTCGCAGGATGTTCAAGTTACCACCGAGGATGCGGCGGTACACCGTGCGGCGCACAGCCTTGTAAGCCTCGCGCGGGTCGTTCTCAATCTTCGCACGGATTGCGTCGCTCACATTCTTCTTGGCTTTGCTCAAAGCCTTGGCGATGATGCCCTGAATCTTCTTCTCCATCTCCGGGTTCTTGGCCTGGAGTCGGTCAAGTTTCTGGCTGAGTTCAGTCAGTCCCTCCACCACGAAAGCGTTTCCGATGTTCGCGCTCTTGGTGTTGAACCACTCGCGCCAACCTGAGTTATACGTTCTTGCCATTGTATTGTTCTTTATTGGGTTTATAATTTGGATCATTCTCTTCGAGAAATCTCCGTCGTTTCAATTCCTTGCGCTCCTTCACCGTCTCGGCATGATGACTTCTGAGTTCCTGATGCGTCTTGATATGACAGGGGATGCACAGCAGTTCGATGTTGTTCACGTCGTATGCCAGCCGTCGCATGGCTTGCGGGTCGTCAGGATTAGCCGACTCCACAGGTATGATGTGGTGGTGATCTCTACCTGGGGTTATGTAACCCTCACGCTTGCACCGCTCACACAGTCCTTGCGCCCTTGCATCCACGTATGCCTTTATCTGTGCCCACCGCTTCGAGTTCAACAGCTTCTGGTATCGCTTATCTCTGCTCATACGTCTCCGTACATGTGTTTAATCAGTTTATCAAAGTCATCAATATCAGCGCAACCATACCTGATTGCATCCTGCTCTTTGCCGTCGCTGTCATGTGGCAGTTCACCATTGTGCTCATCGAGATAGTCAGCCATCATTTCGGCATTAACGAAGTGCAAAGGTTCTCTCTTCTTAGCCATTCGTGAAATTCGTCAAATTCGTTGTTCACCATTCTACATCAAACGGTCTAATAAGTTCATCGGGTGGCTCTTCAGTTTGTCTGTGTTCACTATCCCAGTCCTGTACCTCATAGCCTGTCACCTCGCGGTCGTAATCATCAAACTTGAATCTTTGGTCAATAGCCACGCTGTCAGGCGTGCGGTACTGGCTGCTTTTGGTCTTGCGCCCATATCCGTAGTCCTTACCGTTATCCATTCGGGCCGCATCCTCGAACTCGCGTCGCAGTTCCCCGTTCAGTTGCATGATAATCTCCGCGTCAGTCAGCATGTTGATGACCTCGCTGACGCGCTCACATCCGAGAACGATTCGCGCACGAAATAGCTTCATATACAGCTCCGGCATGCAGATATTGAAGATGCGCTCAAAGATGTCCATGACGTTTGAGGTCTCTTCCCAAATGCCCATCCACGGCTTATTGACCATCGTCGCGCGAAAGCCGCTCTTCTTGCCATCCGCATCCTGGAAAATATAGACGGCTTGCGCTATCTCTTTCTGTACGGTTGGGTCGGCGAGGTTGAGTGCGTCGGCCCATCCAACCATGTGCTCGAAGATGCTCATTGCCCGCTCCATGTCTTCCGACAGGTTATGCCGGTCGTCCATGTATCGGACCAGAGTATCGAGCACCATCTGGTTCAGTTGGTAGATGGTGAGCTTCTTCTTCCTGGCGATCCGTGCAAGCTGTTCCGCCGTCTCACGTCTCACCTTGGTAGCGATGACCACCACGCGCTCGTCTTCCTGCTTAGTGAATTGTTCTTCCATTATAGTTTCTTTTTATGTAGGTTTCTAAATATCTCTCGTCGTCGGTGTAACTCAGGGTCACGCAGCTCTTCTGGGTCGATAAATGGTGCGTCGATGAGTTCAGGGTGCAGGATGTTGTAGTCGCCAATGGCCTTCATGATGCTGAGGTGTGAAAGCCACTCCTCATCCGATACGCCGTCGGGCTTTTGCGGTGTCGTTTCTCCATGCTCCGTTGACTTCTCTCTCGGTCTGAAGTCAGGGTCACCCATCATGCGGATGGCGATGTCGGCAGCGTCGGACTTCGGGCCGTCCTCTTCAGTCCAGCATGTATCAATAAATCTTGTATATACTTGTACATTGTCGCTTCCTAACTTGTCGGCCACTTCTTGCCACTCCTTCACTCCGTCTTTATCGGGCCACAGCCAAACCTTTCGCCCTTGGTCTATCAGCGGTTGCATGGCTTCGATTTGTAGGTGTTTAAGACCTCCACACGCCAGCCACAGCTGCTTGTCGGGCATTCCGTAGTAGTTAGCCATGACTAATGCTGTCTTCTCGCTCTCCACAATGTTGACCGTCGCCTCCTGGTATCGCTTCAACAGATGGCTACCGAACAGCGGCTTTAATATCGTGTGCTCATCTGGTCGGCATTCCTGACGACATCCTTCTTGGTTATAAATCCAGCCAGGGTGTTCACGCTTGTCGCGGTGGCCGTCATCGAGGTATCGCATCAGCTTTGCGGCCCTCGGCACGCCCGTGTGGTCAATCATCCAGAACACCACTCGCCCGTCCTTCCACCCTCCAACGCAATACTGCCACAGCGTATCGTTGGCTGTAGCCAGCTGTTCGGTGTTCCACGGCAGCGACATAAACCACTTACGAAACGTCACCTTTCCCCACGTTGCAATATCCATTGTTCTCCGTACCCATTTCCTCGGCAGTTCCAGCGTCGGCGGTGGTGGCGGTACAGGCTTCGGTAGTGGTGGAGTCCAGTTGACGGGCACGTCGTCAACCTCGATGCTGTACTTCTTTCCGAGGTAGCGAATCGCATCAGGAAACGTCATGTGTTCCGCTTCCATGAGGAATTGCACTGGCCCGCCTTTCTTGTCACAGACGAAGCAGCGATAAGTGTTTCCCTTATTCTTAATAATCGAAGGTCTGACGATGAAGTTCCCGTCGTGCTGATCGTCGTGGAACGGACAGATGCCCGTCATGTTCACGCCAGCCTTCCTAAGCGTCACAAAGTCACCAACCACGTCTTCAATCTTCGCCGCTTCGGTCACGGCCCTTACCACGTCGTCGCTTATTTTCGGCATAAAAAATGGGGTTAAAACTTTATCCTTATAAAAGATACTGCCTTTATCCTTAATGAAGGCATCACCTTTGATACTATAAAAGGTTTTGGGGTCGGAATCGGACAATATGTAAAACCAAATACGCGCACATACGCGCGGGTCTGCTGTGGTTGCGAGTCTGTGCCCCTGCCCCTACCCATCGGGGCATGGGGGCACATGGCGCGAGACCCATACGCACGTTTGGGGCGTGGTATCTATACCCCTTTAGGGGTATATAGGGGAATTGGGGCATGGTTTTTGGGGTGTGGTTATTCGTCTGGTTTTGGGAATGGTAAATCGCCTTGATCATCCTCATTCGGCACCAGTAGGAAGTAGCCGTTTTGCTTCACCGTGCTTTCAATCAGTATGCGCTTATTGATGAGCATCTGAAGGTCTATGTCCTGCTTGGTCTTGTTGGTCTGCTTGCCATGTTCACGGAAAATCTTCTCCTTGATGGTCTTTCGCATAGCTGGCCATTCCACGGTGTCCTTCGCCTCATGGAACCAACGTTCAACAACGTCAATCGGATCTCCCGTGGCTCGCTCATTATTTCCACCATCCTTTGTTGTTTCAATCTGCTCAGGCCGTCCCCACGAATCAATGGGAAGCACTCGGAATGACCAGTCAGCAAAGTCCTGACTTCTGGCTTTCTTTTGTTTTACCTCAAACGTCACGTCACCCGTCTTATCATCCTTGTTCTTTTTAGTCTGAATCACGTCAGTCACCTTTCTTTCAAGGAATGAGCCAAGGTGTCCGACTAACTTCTCGCCACCTGGATTCTGGTGAAGAATACACCACAGACTGATGTCGTAATGACTCGCCAACTTCATGCACTTAAAGATAAGCAGCTGGCACTCGATGTTATCGTTGAAGTCGGCAACCACATCAAGTAGGCCGTCAATGAACACCACCGTCGGTCTATATAGCCAAATGGCCTTTAGAATCATTCTCCAACGAACGATTGCAGGGTTCAACGTCTGCTGCCGACCTTTCTTGTCCAGTACTGGATTTCCCTTGTCATCTACCTGTGGAATGTCGGCCACGTCACGAAGCATGATGATTTTGAAGTCATCATACGTTTTGTCGAGTTCTCGTCCGGCCAAAGAAAGTACACGGTTCTTTACAGCGATGGTGTTATCCTTCTCCATCTCAGTGTCGATATATAGGATAGCAGGGTGTGGTATTTCGTCGCTTAACTCATAGCGCAACTTACCGACCTCACCACAAAGCAACGCCGCCATGAACTGTGCAATGGTCATTGTCTTACCATTACCTGATTGACCAGTGATATTGTGAATACCTCCGAGCGGCGCGAACGGAACACCCCTCCATGATAGCGTGAACCTCGGAGGCTTGTATGCTTCCGCAAAGTCCAGCTCATAGGGCTTTGTATCGAGTCGCTGCCATTCATCCTGCGGCATAAATGACTTGTAGTCATCGTCGAGTTGTCTTCCAGCTATCAGCCTCACGTCCTCCTCCCCTGGTAGTGGTATTTTGAAATTCTCTTCACTCATAGTTCCTTTTTATAGTCGGATTCTTTTAAAATCTCGTTTCTTTACGTCAAACATTCCAAGCACCGTAGGCATGTGAGTTAGCCAGTTGACTACTTGGAGCGTCTTCAGTTCGTCCTCGCCCGTTCTGTCGGACAACAGGCGAATCATGTTGTACCACCAGTCGCAATCTTCAGCGAAGGCGTCAGCATCTTCATGTTGGTATAGTCCCAGTGTTGTCCGCTTGGCGCATTTCCGCGCGTCCTGAAGGGCTTTCGTCAGCTGTTTGAAGCGAAGTTTGTCCTCACGTTTAAACGTGGCTCCAAATGGCCGCAAAATGCTCTCGGCATCCATCACAAGCGACTCAATAACATCGGACAAACAGTGTGAGATGTTCAGGCACAACGTAGCCTTCGCCACCATTCGGTGTAACTCCTCGCGTGTCTTGCCCGTCGTCTCAATCATCTTGCAACGGTCTATCACGTCGTCCAGCTCATCGCGCTCCCTCTGTTCATCAGAATGGCAGTTTATCATCTTTCACCTCCTGTCCGTTCTCCGCGGGCTTCGGCTCCGACACAGCTGTCTCGTTTCCTGTAGGCTGTTGCTTTGCCGTAGCAGCCGCCGCAATATTCTCATTTCTGGTCGTCTCGTCGATGTATTCCATGATTCCCCATGCACTGATTTCGTTAAACCACCTGTCATTATACAATCGGGCGTCGATGTCAAACGAAACTGTGACGTTTTTACCAACAAGGCTGTCGAAGCGTGCAATACGTCCAGTTAGTCCATCACTCACTCTGAAGTTGACGTGTCGTGGGTACTGGCCAGGCACCTCTAATAAATACTCGGCAATCTTCCAAGGGTTGCCGTTCGTCTTGCTGACACCCGTCTTGATCGATGTCTGCTTCACTAAAATTCCTGTTATTTCCATTTCCTTTATTCCTTATTTGTCTTTGTTTTTTATTTCGTCCCGTATGCTGCGGTTTTGCCGCAACCATTAAGCCAACAATACCCGTCCGTTTGACCGCAGCGGCCAGTCATCTTCACCATTCGTTACCACAACGTCAGGCACCATGCAATAGTCGTAAATGGATGCGTGACAATGAGGATGCAGCCGTTGTCTCCGTTGCTCCTCTTCGCACCATGATAGCGGCAGTCCCCTTGAGTCCTGTGGCTCTTCCAAAAAGTCAAGCGGCGGAACTTCATATTGTCGAGCATGCCTGTTATCCACCGTCTCGATATATTCATCGCTCAGGCTCTTGCAGCAGGCCACCGTCCGCCTTGTCCGTTCCACCCATTCAGGATCATACGGACAATGCCAAACGCCACCAAGTGAAGTTCCCTTATCGTAAATCATTTCCAATATGCTGCGGTTTCGCCGCAGCCCTCACACAAGGCTCCCAACGAAGCCAACCAATACAACAAACACCACCAACCCTAAGTGCGTGTAAACCACCTCACGATTGGTAAACGTCTCACCAGCGATGGCCGAGAACATCATATTGTTCTTCCCCATCCAATTCATAATCTTCTGTTTCATAGTCTTTATATTTTTGGAATTAATAATTATTCAAAAAGAAAGAAGCACGACCTTCGCAGGCAGTGCTTCCGCAACAAAAAATTGGATCGTGTGTTGCAAAAAATTCAGATTCGACTCCCCTCTGCGTTCAACGGGCTTGGGACCGTCAGTGGTTTGTCGGTAATACCGACATACCACGGCCGCATTAAAGTCTATCAGGCTGCTGACCTGGCTCCACAACGGACACTACCCCGTGTATCATCGCTCACAGTTTGCTTCCACCCTGCTTCTTGCACCTCTGCTATAACATCCTTTTGGATGTAGCTTTCCCCGTTTGGGGGTCTTGTGTTCCTGACGTGGCTTATGCCTTGCGCAGCTCACCATTTCATTCACACCGCTTATGGTGTGACTTCGTTGCCGTTTCTTCAGGGCTGCCACCGCCCTTTCCATCGCTCCTGCTAAACTTCACTCGATTGCTTTGGCTCGTCTTTTGGTCTTCCGTTATTAATGATGATTTCTGTCGTTTTTTACCATAGACTTTATAGCTTCAGCATTTCATAGCTTCGTCCGCATCACTCTCCGGCCCTTCGCACTGTCTTTAGCCTCCTTGCGCGTAGAGGGTTCCGCGTACTAACCCGCGTTGGTATGTGGAGAAGAGAGGACTCGAACCTCTAACCTGGCGTGTACAACGTAGCTCTACCAGTGTCCGCCTACGGACTTATAGCTACTTCTCCTTTTCTTTTGTCCTGTATGCTTCGGCATTGCCGCAGCCATCATCACATCACCACCGCCTTGCACACAAGCTGCTCAATCTCCCCATTGGCGAACATCCGCTGTATCTTGTTTCTCGGATACAGCCACGTCTTCCCGTGCCTCTCACCACCTTCATCCGTAACCACCGGCTTCTTCCTGGGGAGTGCGTGCCCGTACCTGTCGAGCCAAGCCTTCTTGAACGTACCGAAATACTTGACCAGCTCATCCGCTGTCAGCCACACCTCCGAGTACATCTCCATTTCCTCTTCCATCGCACGTCTGACAACAGCCTTCAGTTCCATCATATCTTCCCGTGTCATCGTAGTAGTAATTTCTCGTTTCTCATTTTCCGTCACCGTTCCCGTTGCATCTCCAATGGGTCATGCAATTCTTGTGATAGTCACGCTTCTCTGCAATGTCCCCTCCATAGGATCACCAATGCGAGCACTGAATTTCCATCCGTATGTCTCAGTGAAGTTCTTGGCCTTATAAGCCTGAACGGCTGCGCTCTGTGCCTTCTCGAAATTAGGCAATGTGAACACCTTCTGCTCGCCTGGCAGGAACTTCATCAGGATGTCTTTTGTCATTTTCTCGATTATCATAAAACTTTAATTTTACTTAAACTTTTAGTTTGTTAGTAACAACGAGGGAGAAAAAGCCGTATATTTGCAATCCAAACCCTTTTGCTAAGACGTGTCCCACGTCTGACGGCTATTTTCTTGCCTCGATGTTTGTTAGTTACTTATTCGGGTGCAAATATATAAATAATAATTGATAACTCAGTATAAAAGCCGTATAAATTTAAGAAACATTAAGAATTAAACGTGTTATTATGGGCAAAATTGAGAAAGATTTGACAAGAAAAAAGAAAAATGAGCATTTCATCAGAGCATTCGAATATGTTGCCGAGTGCAAAGGAATGAATCAAACTCAGCTTGCCGCTGCTATAAGCAGTAAAGTTGCCTATATCTCAGTATTCCGAAACGGAGTACGCCCAGTTCCTGAAGATACGATGGATGAACTTGTCCGAGTTTCGGCAACGATTGAAGATGGTGCTGGCCAGATATACAAGCCGTACCTTCTCGGCCTTAGTGATTATATGCTCCTTAGAAATGTTCCAGATGATGAAATCGTAGATGCTCAAATGCGTAAAAGTAACCCGGACTATGATCTTATGAAAGCCCGTCGTGAAGCTGAATTTGAAAATTTCGCAAACCCTTCTCGGCGTTTAGATGAGTCAAGCTACCTGAATGCCCTGCTTTCAAAGTCAGATGAAACAATAGCATCATTAAAACGCGAGATTGCGTCTAAGGACGAAATCATTGCAAAGATGGAAGAACAACACAAGCGGGAACTTGCGCAAAAGGATGAAATAATAGAAAAAAGTGATAAAATAGCCGAGGAACGTCTGCACCGCATAGCCGAGCTTCGTCGCTTCATTGATTCTCATAATCTCGGACTTCCAGATTTCCCCTTTACGCCTGGAGTAGCTGACAAACCCAAACAAAAGCTAATATAACTATGAAACTAATTCTTTATCTTATTTTTCTCGTAGTCTTCGGATTTTTCCTCTATAAGTTGGGAAAGCGGAAAGAAGAAGAACTGACCGAACAGTACATGAACGGTATTCATTGTGACCTGCTCGACGAGAACGGCGACCCCATCAAAAAGCCAAAAGTAGAAATCGTAATTGGTGGCGGTGACTCCGACGCACCCATTCAGGAACTCCGCTATTTCTGCATCAAGGATAAGGGTTACCACATCAGCGTATGGCCCAAGGGTCAGCGCATAGGTGATTATATAGATTTTGTCATTGCGGGCATCAATCATATTGCCGACATCGACAACTACCTTGGGGAATTTGAAGGAACATTGGAGCCAGAACCCACTAACCCCTACGACTCCAACGCCATCAAGATACTCGCCCATGACGGCCACCCCGTCGGCTACGTCCCCAAGGATCAGACGAAGGATGTCAGAGCCTTCACTTCTCTCCCCTGCTGCTGCTATTGCTACATCGGCTGCAACGACGGCCACTACTTCTCCTGTTGTTACATTAATAATAATTAGCCAAATGTTTACCAAGATAATATTAAAATATGCAAAACAATGCTCTACACCCTCTCTGTTTACTGCGTATCTCCATTTTCGAGGGGTATTCCCTCCATCTCCACTTGGTGCAGAATTGGGAAGACCCAGTAAAAAAGCGGAAAGGGCGTGGGAATGGGCGATGCGGGAGGTTCAGAAAAAGAAAAGGGTAAACGCAAAGGGTCGCAAATGTTCGCAAAAAGGAGGTAAAAGTTCGCCAAATGTTTACCCATGTTTACCACAACCGCCCTGAGTGGGTAAACATTTGGAAGACTTTTTGAGAAAATGTGGGTAAACATTTTGCCGAAAATGCCCACAAACCACTGAAAATAAGTAACTAAAAACAAAAGTAAAAATGATAAACATTTCATTAATATATGATCATAGAAAGCGTACCAAGAAGGGCGAAGAAGGTCCTATCGAGGTGCGTATCACGATTAATAGGAAAGCTCATTATATTAATACGGGCGTGCGCGTGCGCAAGTCTCGGCTGGTCGGGAATGCGGTGCGCGATGATGAGACAAGCAATAATGCGGACATGTTGAATGAAAGGCTGACGACTATTGTCGGACTTGTGGAAAAGGAGGTGAACCGATGCTTAGAAGAACGGAGAGCAATAGACGTGGCTGAAATCAGACAGAAGGTGTGGGATGTCACGGCCACAAATGATGACGGGAAAGAGCCGGTGATGATTAATTGGATAAGGGATTATGTGAGGACGGCGAATATGTCGGAGAGCACTAAGAAAAGGTATGGGACGGTCTGCAACAAGCTACTCGCGTATGGAAAGCTCACGCGATGGGAGCACCTCAGTGTGGACCGCATCTATGCGTTTGATGTGTGGCTCAGGGCGCAGCCAATTCCGCTCACAAAGAACCAGGAAGAGGCAGGATGTGAGCCGTCATACATTGGTGATAGTGCTGCATATTCATATCATAAATGCCTGATGGCTGCCGTGAATAAGGCCGTGACGCTGGGAGTGGTGTCGGCGAACCCATACGACAGGATGAAAGGGGTGTTTAAACGCGGAAAGCGCGACGTGACTGAATACTTGACTGAGGAACAAATGCAGAAGGTGCTTGCGCTTACGCCTGTGCCTGGTTCGCAAGTGGCTATGGCGAGAGATTTGTTCGTCTTTCAGATGTTCACAGGTCTTAGTTATTCTGATACGCAGGTGTTTGATATTAGCCAGTACAGGCGCGAGGTGATTCCTGCGGCAGAGCCACAGGGTACGGCAAAAGAAAGGTGGGTGTATGTCGGGCAACGTATCAAGACTGGAGTTCCGTATGTGAGCCAGCTATTGCCGCCAGTAGTTGAGGTGCTGGAGCGTTATGGGTGGAAGGTGCCCCGGATGAACAACCAGCGATATAACCAGATGCTGAAGGCGATAGGAATGTGCATCGGTATTGCCAACCTGCATTCACACATGGGGAGGCATACGTTCGCCACGTACATGCTTGCAAATGGGGCCAAGATTGAGAACGTATCGAAGATGTTGGGCCATACAACGGTGAAGCAGACGGAACAATATGCGAAGGTGCTTGCGGAGAGCGTGCGAGGCGACTTCGATATGGTGGAGAGAAAGATAATGGCTGCGTCGCAGCCACAGCGTACAGGACGGGGTTAGGGCTGCAGTAACACAGCAGCATACTCAACGGAGATAGGGCCGAGGCAAAACCTCGGCTTGCGGGACGGATAAAAACAAAGATAAATAATAAATAATAACTAAAACGGAAAGGATATGAAGTACATGAAGATGATGATGGCAGCGGCGTTGGTGGTGCTGACGGGCTGTTCGAAGGAGGTTATAGAGGAGCAGGAAGTGGCGACTCGGCAGGCGAAGACAGTAGGCTTTTCGCTGGATGTTGATGATGCTACTCGTGGACTGGCTGCGAACGGTGCGGAAATGACGGACTTGTTCATCTATGACCGCATAGGTGGTGATGATAAAAGGTCAGAACATATCACGCCTGATATGACGGCGTGGAATGCGCCCTCAATGCTGTTGGACTATGGTAGCCACTCGCTGTATTTCGTGGCTTCGCGTGGTGCTGGTGCTGATGAGGATGATACCTACCACACCATCGCGTGGACGAAGCCGAGCGATACGTTCTGGGCGACGAAGGCGGCGACGGTCAACGATGCGTCGTCAGAGACGGTGGCGGTTACGCTGGAGCGTGTGGTGACAAGGCTGAAGATAAGCGTTACGGATGAAGTGCCGACGGGTATTGCGAAGGTGGCCATCGAACCTGCAACATGGTATTACGGATTGAACTACATCACGGGTGAGCCTGTGGAGCCGAAAGCGGAGGGGTTCACTATAACAATACCTATCAGCTATGCGGGCACGACGGGGCAGTTGGTGATGTCTGTGTTCGGATTCAGCTCTGCTACTGAGTGGACAACGGATGTCATGGTGACGGCATACGACGCGAACGATGAGGTGCTGGGGCAGGTGGCCCTGGATGATGTGCCGTTTAAGCGTAACCGCACGACGGAGGTGAGCGGACGGCTGTTCAGCGGTGCGGCTGCGACGTTCGACATTACGCTGAATGATGAATGGCTGGAGCCGGTGCAGATGGAGTGGTGACGAAAAGGCTGCGACTATGCCGCAGCATACATGACAGAAAAAGCCGCGACAAAGACGCGGCATACGGGACAAGGCAACCAACGGGGCTGCTCAGACGAGCGGCCCCGTGCCGAGGAAGGAGTAGTTGCCTTTGGCCAAGTTGCCGATGGATGCGGAATTGGAGACTTCGGTGAGGATGGCTGTGCCGCTCACTTTGTTGGTGCTATCGTTGACCTTCTGGACGGTTATGTCGAACGTTTGCCCGACATTGAGCAGGTCTTTGATCTGCGGTGCGGTCAGGATGAGGTAGCTGACTGATAGCGTCCACCGCTTGCGGCCTGCGATGTGCTCTTCCCACTGCTGTTGGGTTGCACTGGCACGCTCGATGGTGTCACAGTTGGTCTTGATGTCCTGACTTCTAACTTTTGTAGAAGCGACTGCTACGTTGTTCTGCGAAAGTACTACTATTATGTCTCTTCCTGTCATATTCGTGTAATTAGTTAAATCCGTTGTCTTATCTCCATGTTACCAGTTCTCCTTTGCCAGACCGCTTTGTGTAGCGATTCAGGACCACGTATATCTGCTCTCCGCTGATGTGGCTGGGCATGTAGCCGCCACCGCCTGAGCCTTGAAGCTGCTGTGCTAAGTTGCTCTGCATGGCCCGCGTCAGGACGACCTCGCCAGCATTCAGTCCGACCAGCTCACCGCCTGCACCGCCGACCATTGCGGGCACGTTGTCGCCACTATAGCTGTTGCCTTTGACGATACCGCCTTGTGCGTAGCCGGTGAGTGAGTGAATGGTGCTGATGGTCGTAGCCATTGCTGCCGCACCAGCTGCCAACCATGCTATCCATCCCCAGCCTGTTCCTGCTGTATTGGCCTGACTTGATGCTGTGGCGAAGCCGAGGGCGATACTTGCGATGGCCTGCATCACAGTGCCTGCTGCTTGCACGCTTGGGTCTTCAATGCTGGAGAATGCCGAACCGACACTTTGAACGGCTTGCGCTGCTGCCTGCCACGCCTTTTCGTTCTTCTCGCCTTCATCCTTTCCCTTGAACTTGACTATTTTCTTCTGTGCGGTGTCTATCTGCTTTTGGTAGGTGCCCCATGCCTCTTCTGATACACCACCGAATTGTGCTTGGAGTTCAATGAGCTTCTGAAGCTCCTCTTCCATGACTTGGAGCGGTGTCTTGATTTTGGATGCGTCGATAGCAAGGCCGTCTTCGATGTATTTTCCCTGCTTCTTGTCATAGTGCGTGCCACCGATACCAGCCAGACCAACACCGACAGCCTGACCGCTTGCTATATCTCCGATCGGCTTTTGGCTGCCGTTCATCACGGCAAGCTCACCCTTCGCCATTTCGAGCAGCCCCTTTTTGTATTCACGTTCAGCAGCTGAAGCCTCACGCCACGCCTTCGTCAAGTCCTGAATCTTTTTCTCCTGTGCTGCTATGCTTGTCGGGTCAAAGTCTTGCTCAACCTTACCACCCCCTTTGCGACCACCTCCGCTACCACCTTTGGGCTTATTTGGCCTTGTATAAGTTACCACCACATCACCGATGCTATTCTCAGGCGTTCCGTGATCAGCGAGGTTATAGACGCGCTGCATTTCTGGTGAAAGTTGGTTACCGTTTCCGTTGCTGTTAGAACCGCCACCACCTCCTGTGACTTTCCCGATATAGGCCAGCAGTTGAACGACACCTGTTAGCGGATTGATGGCATTATAGGCGAAGGTTGCAAGATCAGTAAACCACTTTGCTATTCCAGTAGCATTGAGGTCAATTCCTGCAATGCCGTTGAGCTGGTGAAGAATTTGTTTGACTGATTCCAACGTTTCATTGAGCGACATCAGCACGCCAGTCTTGATGTCATTACTCATGGTGTCCCATCCGTCATATCCGGCAATATCCATAAGATTCTTCTCGAACTCTTCCGTCTTCTCGTTAAGTCTTTTCAATGACTCTCCGATTTCTCCCGTCTGCTTCTTTGTCTCGTCGAGGTTCAGATTCAGCGTGGCAATGGCTTCTCCTAATTTGGTTCCTGCCATTGCTCCCTGACGGCCAAATACGGTCTGCATGACTTCGCCTGCCGCTTTACTGCCACTGCCTACTCCCTCGATGGCCCCAGCGACTTGCTTCAGCGCGTCGAATATGGTGATTGTTCCGTTGCTCAGGTCTTGCGACATTTTCTGACCGTCAATGCCGAGTTTGCCGAGTGCATCGCTTGTCTGATTCGTCATCAGTCGAATATTCTTGATGCCCATGACGATGGCTGACATATTCTGGTCGGTGAAGATGCCACCCTCCGAGTTCTGAATGACTGCTATGAGTTGCGAGGCTGACACGCCAGCGTCGCGGAAGGCTGGGGCGTATTGCTGTATCATGGATAACAGCTTACCACCGTCGCCCTGAATCATGCCCTGCATGCCGTCACGCAGCAGGCGTAGGGATTCGTCACCCGTCTCTCCGAACTGAGCCATGAGGGTATTGGCAGCGTTT